CAGGCACCTCGCAGCCGGTCGGCAGGATGGCGACCTCAAAATTCTTGCCTTCTCGGCACTTGGGGCAAGGGGAGAAACCAGAGCCAGGGCCATCGGACCACTGGACTGGCAGCCAGTCGCCGCCCCTACCCCCGCAATCCGCGCATTCGATGGGGGTGGAGGAGAGAGCGAAGGGGACTGCGGGGGCCATGTCTCCTATACGTTTGGTCCTAGTCTACCGAAACCGCGGCGTTGGCGCGCTTATTCTGGCTATAGGACCGCTTTTGACGAGATGCCAGACGACACCAGCAAAGGCTCCGCCAAGACGCTAGATCTGGCGCTCAAGCTCCTTTCGACCCTCGTAATCCCGTTGATCCTCTGGGGCGTGCGCTTGGAGGTGAAAACCGCCATCCAAGACGAACGCATCGCAGAGTTGGAGGACGACGTACAAAAGGCGACCGGAATCTCGACCGCGGTTCAGGAGAACTCCCTGACGCTCGTGAAGCTGGAAGCCAAGATCGACTCTGTGGGAGAAAAGATCGATGACATCAAGAAGCTACTTGATCGCGGGTAGCCTCCTCTTCGCCTGCACTGCCCCGAAGGACCACACGGAAGCGGTTGAGGCGAGGGCCGACAAAGCGGCTGACAAGAAGGCGGAGATCAAGGCGGAGATCGAGAAGGCCAAGATTGAGTTTGGCTCCGAAGATCCGATCTCGGACACGGGAGAGGAGCCCGTCGGGCCTGATTTCGGGGGCGATGGCGGGACGGAGACGGGGAACGGCGCGGTTGTGATCGTGGTCGAGCAACCCACCACGAAGAAGCGCAAGACGAAGCAGCCCAAGGGCGCATCTTGCCCATCCTCCTACGTGAAGTTTGATGGCGAGTGTCTGCCGAAGAAGAAGGCGGACTACCTCGCAGAGAAGCGCGACGAGAAGCATTTGGCGGAGCTTGCCGATGCTGACAGCGAGCTTGAGCAGGCCAAGGTCCAGCAGCAGATCCTTGAGGATCAGGCGAAGCAAATGGAGAATTACGGCGACGACTTGGACGAGATCTACAAGAAGCTGGAAGAGAAGAAAAAGAAGGGCGAAGGCCCCTTTGACAAGAAGGGCGAAGATCCGTTCGGCGGGTAGAGTGCCATCATGTCCGACATGCTCACCACCGAGTCCCCTACCGCTCCCGAGCCCTCCGTCGAGGCTACCCCCGAGGTCGCCGAAGCGCCAATTGCTGAAACGGTCGGCAAGATGGAGGACGAGGAGGCCAAGAACCTCTACTCCTGGCAGGCCGAGGTCCAAGCCCACATGCGCTCGGCCGGGGAAATCGCGGTTCGGGTCAAGCGGGTCCAGAAGCAGCGCGACGCTGCGACTGCCCATTTCGACAGGCAGATCGAGGCGCTGACGACTCAGCAGGACAAGCTGATCGACCGCTGCGAGGAATTGGAAGGCAATGCCCAGACACTCCTGAACGATCTGAAACAACGCTTTGGCATCGAAGCCGGCACTGACTGGCGCACGATGCCGGATGGCAGTGTTCAAACTCTCGATCCAGAATTGCTCAAGGCCGCGCGAGACAAAGCTGCGGCAGAAACACAGTAGACGACGATGACTGATCTCGGATGGGGGCCAAGCCTCGGGGAAAATCCATTCCCACCTGCGAATGTGCAGGTGGTGAGTCCCCTATTTACAGGCGCGCTCGACATTCGATGGGACGACCCGAGGATCAACCCCTGCAACTCAGCCTTCGATATCGTGGGCGTGAACATTTACCGTTCCGACACCACGGAGCGGGGGCCCTACACTCGCATCAACCGTTTCCCGGTCGGAGGCAACTTCTACCGCGACATGACCGACAACGCCTTTGAGGAGCAAGAGGTCGTCCACTGGCCCCAGGACTACCTCTCTCGGGGGGAGTCTGCGAACGGGAGCCGTTTCACCTTCAAGACCAAGCGGTGCCCCATCGTCAAGAAGGACGGTCAGGCGATCACAGCGAACAGCCCCGCCGACGTGCAGGTCACGATCAACGGGGTCATCGTTCCGGTACACGAGGTTTTCGGAACGACTGGCGAGATCACGCTGATCAACACGCAGACCTTCGACATTGCGCGGCAGCGGTTGAACGACCCCATCCTGCCTGACGAGAACGCCATCGTCACGGTCACGTATTTCTACAACCGCAACCTCGTGAAGCAAGACCTCGACCAGAAGCTCTGGTACAGGGTCACGACGATTGCGGCCTGCGTCGATGAGAATGGGAACCCGCTCACGTCCTCGGGCCTGATCGAGACGCCGCTGAAATTCGCACCCGCGATCACGAACCACCAGATCGAGACGATGGACTACATTTGGCGGGAAGCGATCCGCCGAAACAACTGGGTGCTAGAGCAGGGCGGTGAGCGCGTCAAGGTGTTCATCCGCAAGACAAGTGGCATCCCCTGCTTTTGTGGCATAGACGCCCGCACGTTGGAGATCGGCCAACAGCCACGGAACAAGTGCGAGACCTGTTTTGGTGTCGGCTTTGTCGGTGGCTACGAGGGCCCCTACGACCTGATCATCTCGCCGGACGATGGGGCTGACCGACGGGTTCGGCAAGACCCCAGCGGTCGCGTGCTGGAGCACCAGTGGGAGGTTTGGACCGGACCCTCCCCGGCCCTGACCCAACGCGACTTTGTGGTGCGACAGACCAACGAGCGCTACTCCATCGGCGCTGTCCGCAAACCAAGCTCGCGCGGCAACGTCATGCAGCAGCACTTCTCGATCAAGTATCTGGAGGAGAATGACATTCGGTACGAAGTTCCGATGGCCGACCCCGCCGGACTCACTTGGCCCGAGTGTCGAATCATGCCGCCGACAACGACCGGCGGAGCGTGGCGGAATTTCCCGCCGTTTGGCCCACACCCTGTCGGCGAGCACGACACCATCCCGCACACGACCGACAAGGAGAACATCCCTGACGAACGGGAGATTCGCGGCCGAACCGCGGTGTGGGAGAACATCACCTACTAGGAGTGTGCCGTGGTCGAAACAAGGGCAGTACGTCGAGCTTACGGGAAGCCCTGGTCTGAGATCATCGGGAGCATCGAAACGTCGCGCCCCTTTTTGAAAGAGGTCGGGAAGATCCTGGTTGAAGCGGTGGTCAAGGAAGCCCGCAAGGATCTTGCGAAGCAGGGCAACCGGCCAACGCCACGGGGGAAGGCTGAGGGTATCCCTGCGAGCGAGAAATTCTTCAAATCGTTCTCCTATCGGATCACAGGCTCTAATTCCGTTGAGATCGTATCCGACTGGGAGTGGATCGATCAGATTTTGGAAGGGCGTAGCCCCTACAAGATGACCTGGATGCGGCAGGTTTCGATGCCGAACGCGGGGGGTGTTGCCCCGTTGCACTCCAAAACCCGGAAACGCCCTGCATCGGGCCCAGCACGCAAGCCACCCGGTAAAGTGGTGTATCGAACAACCCCTGGCAAATGGCAGCGGAACTGGATCCACCCCGGTTTCGCCAAACACAATTTTGTGGACCGCGCCTTCCGCAAGGCAAAGCTCAACGTGGACGAAGCGATGCGCAAGCGGTTGGAAAAGGCTCTCGGTGCGAGTAGTAACTTCCAATGAAGGAGGCGAGAGTCACATGCAAGATCGAGCAGATCAAATTGCCGGACATGGGGATCACACTAGTGCGTGGGCAGGAGGTCTGGTTTGGCGAACGCGAAGCACGACGCTCGGCCGACCTCAACCATGCACGGAAGATCGGAGCCATCGATCTTCGGTGGGAGACGAGGTGTCGCGTGTCTAAACCGCCTGCGCCCCCGCACTTCCGAAAGCTGCGTCCAGGCGTTCGCAAGCAGATCGAGCCCTCGCGCCCTGAGCCTGCGAAGCCGGCCCCGGCTCCCGCTCCGAGCGTCGATCTCGACCTGATCGGGAAGCAGGTCAAGGCGCAGGTCGCGGCCGAGATGGCGCGGCAGATGGGTCAGCTTGAAGGTCAGATGGAGACGATGCGGACGGACATTGTGTCCCAGGTGACGGCGGCACTCTCCGGCCAGAAGGGCATGGACGCCGAGCAGATGGCGGCCGTGCTCAAGGCCACCTTGGAGCAAGTGCTCCCTGCCCATTCCGCTGCCGTCGCGGCACCCGCGGCGAAGGGACATGCAACGGTGTCGAGCGACGCCCCGATGTTCATTCCCGAGGGGATCGTGAAAGAAACCAAAGGCAAGGTCAAGGTTCAACAAGCCACCGGCTCGACGGGTGGTTTGGATGATGCCGCAGCGGCCTTGAAAGCATTGAAACGGAAAAAGAAGGACAAGACAAATGACTGACGTAATGCCCGGCTGCGGCCTCGATTGTGGAACCATGAATTTCGTCTCGGCACGACGGACGGACGAAGGCGTCGTCACTCGTCGGATGCGTGATGCCTTCCTCGACCTGCCCCTCGACAGCAAGAAGATGCTGAAGCTCGGCGGGGTCAACTACGTGACGATGGGGGAGGGAGACGACAAGGCTCTCGTCGTTGTCGGCGACGCTGCGATGGAGTACGCCAACCTTCTTAGCAAGCCTGTGCGGCGGCCTCTTCAAGCGGGCCTGATCGCAGCCGGTGAGATCGACGCCATCGAGGTACTCGGGGTGCTGATCAAGCATGTCCTCGGCGAGCCCGTCGTGGAGGGCGAGTATTGCTATTTCTCGGTTCCCGCCGCCCCGGTGGATGACCCGACGAAGAACGTGATCTACCACCAGGGTGTCCTCGATCGGATCATCTCGGAGTGTGGCTACACCCCGGTTCCGTCGAACGAAGCCTTGGCGATCATCTACGCGGAGACGGCGAAGGACGGCTTCTCAGGCATCGGTATTTCGATGGGCTCGGGCATGAGCAACGTCGCTCTTGCCATCGGGACCGTGGAAGGCTTGGCCTTCTCCGTGGGCCGCGGAGGTGACTGGATCGACGCGGGGGCTGCTACTGCCACAGGGGCGACACCGGAGAAAATCTGCGCGCTCAAAGAGGCCGGCATCGACCTGATGGCTCCGAAGAACCGGACGGAAGAGGCCATCTGCGTCTACTACAAGCACCACATCCAGTACGTGCTGGAGGTGTTCTTGGCCGAATTCGTCAAGATCAAGGACAAGTTTGCCATCCCGAAGCCCATCCCGATCGTTGTCGGCGGTGGCACATCCAAGCCCGAGAATTTCATGGAATTCTTCCAGCAGGTGTTCGACCGGATGAAGCGCAAGTTCCCCATCGAGATCAGCGAAATCCGTCACGCGTCGTCACCGCTCAACGCGGTGGCACACGGCCTGCTCATCCAGGCCGGGCAGGAATACGACGAGGATGAGGATGATGAGTGATTTCGATCAGGAGCGTGCAGTGATCCTGAAACGCATCGCCGAGGGCCTCAATGACCTCGCCGGACTTTACGCTGCCAACCCTGACCGCGCCCTCCCTTCGGTGGATGAGCCGACCGGCTCGGCCGTCATCTCTGTGGCCAACGCGGATGAGGGTGTTTCCCTCCACAACGTCTACCCTATGTCCTGTCAGCAGGCGATTTCAGAGGACGAAGAGACGGTGTGGGGGCCCGTTATTTACTGCATCCTTGGCTTGTCCACGGAAAACTTACTCCTACACTAGAACAGGCCACACAGGCCGTAACCACCCAAACAGGGAACAACATGACACGCAAAACCATTCACGACCGCGAAACTGACGGAGCCACTCCGATCAGCTTCATCATCGGCACTGTTTCTCAGTACCGCCTCAAAAACGGCACGGCAAAGTGCCCCTGCAAACCGAACTACTACGGACTCGGGTGCTCCATCTGCAAGCCCGACAAGTTCGCAGCCCGGGTCGCGTCTGCCATGGCGGACGAACGAGTCGCACGCACGATGGCACATGCCGCCCACGAGAGCGTCCGCGCCTCGCTCGGGCTCGCCACCGGGACACCTCGGGACACCCGCACTGCGGTCTGGTCAGCACGCCTTCAGGGCGTCACCAGCGAGACGCTGGAGCGGCTCAATGCCTAGCCACACTAAGCGAAAACAACGGCTGATCGCTTCCGCCCTCGATCGCTGGATCAACAACGAGGTGCTCATGCCTGGAGATGACTTCTCCGAAACCCTCCACGCAGTCCGCACCCAGCACCTTCACGAGAAGGAGGTCAAGCGCGGGTTCAATACCCCGACGGAGACCGGATCCTTTTGGGTCCGAGGGCCGGGCGAACGCTCGGTGGAGCGGGTGTCCAACGAGGACTCCTCATGGATCGAGGAGTACCAGACCGCCAACTTTCGTGAGCCATCCGATCTTGGGTGGAAACGACCGGCGCGAAGCGCGGAGAAGCTGGCCGCCACTAGGGTGGCTATGCGCTTTCGTAGTAGAAGGGCTGCCCGCGAGTAGCCCTACGGCCCCGAAATGCGTACTGAACCGCTCATCCCCCGCGAGGTATTGGAAGATCTGTATTTCGGCAAGGTCGCGGCGAAATTCGCAGCGGCTCGCGTCTACTGCAACAAGCGGGGCTGGGTGTTCCGCGTTATCGACCACGTAAAGGTGGAAAGGTAGGCCGCCATCTATTTTCAATTGACAGATTCGGTCCAGCGTCGCTTCATCTTGGAGCTACGTCGGTTCTGGTCGTACCATCCGAAATTTCGGGACATTGTAGACCACATCCAGGGCAAGTATTCGTTCAAGGAGCGCCCGCAGCGGTCCATCGTGCTGAAGAACAGCAGCGCGAACCAATTCCAACTGGCTGCGGACAACTTCCAGGGCACGGTGTTCAGTTACCTGCACCAAGCCCGGGTGGACAACTACCCTGGGGTGGCCTTGGAGTGGGTTCGGGAGGACGCCAAGGCGATTCGTCGCAACGGTGGTGCCTTCCCGTCCGCTCCGGGGATCTACTTCATCGAGATCACACACGTCGCCGAAAACTGCTCGTACTTTGAATTCTTCATCGACCCGTTGCTCGACCAGATCAACGAGACGGTGACGATGGTGAACGAGACGACCGGCGTGCTCCAGGCGGGCAAGTACCTCGACGGTACGGTCAGGCTGTTTCAGATGCCCGGCAACGTCGTGTTGTTTGAAGGGATCAACTGGACAGGCGACCCTGATACGGGCGAGATCGAGTTGCTCCTGCCTCTGACCGAAGGGGGGTGGCTGTCTGCGGACTACCGATGGCCCGGCACCACGGACGCGGACTCGCCCGCGATTCGCCCTGTGGACCCCCTCACGGGCAACCCTCAGCCGTGGACCGGGATGCCCAACCGAGGGCTGGTCGAGCCTCTGCCGGGCGTCGTCCTGGCTTTTGGCACCCGGATCGAAGAAGGGGACCGCATGGCCGTCGTGGTCGGCCACAACCGTAGTGCGTCGGCACAAGAGTACGGCGGACGATGGGCTCTGAACATCGACTTCGACGTATCGGCCCGCGACCCCTACGCCCAACGCGAAATCCTCGACCGTACGATGCTCTACATTTGGGGTGTGCTTCGCTCGCGCCTTTCGACAGAAGGGATCGAAATCGAGTCGGTCAATGGCGGAGGCGAGTCGGAGGAAATCTACGACGAGAACGGCGACGACTACTTCTACAACGCCTCCTTCTCGGTCCAACTCCAAACCGACTGGTCGATCCACGTCCCCATCGCGGCGACGATCCAGCGAGTGACTCCGGTGAGCCTGAGCGTGGAGCAGCAAGCGGCCCTATTGAACCCGGAAGAGGCGGCTGCCCTTCAATCGAATTTCCAGATCCTCGACAGCATGGGGCTCAAGCTGGTGGACGATCCGTACTTTGGCGGTCGGCCGGGCCGGAACCCAATTCTGCCGCGCTCGTCCACGTTTGAGGTCATTCGGTAGGCTGGCTATCCTGAGCCCTCGGTAGATGCCGAGCGTGCGTAGAGTCGCGGCCCGTTACCGGGAGGCCATGTTTGGGTTCGACACCCCCCGAAAGGAAAAGGGGCTTGGGGCTGCGGATGTGGCCGCTATTCGGCGTTTGGTGAGAGTCCCCGACCCACTATATGTGGCGATCGACCCGCTTAACCTGACCTGGGTTTACCGCCAAGGCGTTCGCCAGCCGAAGGTGTACCTGTACGAGACTCTGCGGCAAGCCTTCAAGGGAGGTTACAGCCCGAACAAGGCGGTGGCCGTGGTGAATCGCTCCGATTTGGACCCCTCCAAACTGATGCCCCAGAAGGCCGGAAGGATCGAATTCAAAGGGCGTATCCCGCGGGAAAACCTCTACATGTTCGTGACCCGGAACACGATGGGCCTGCCTCCCGGGTCGGACAAGTGGATGATTCCGGTTGTTCGGCGAGAGGGTGGGCGCTGGCGTTCGACCCGTCCCGTGGTCCCGTGGAAAGACCTCCCGACCGAGGACCCGGTACGTGGCCCGGCTGAGGCTGTCGATGGCCCCTATGGCGAGTACCTGTTCGGGGAGCTTCGGCCCGATGTGAGTGAGCCAAACACCCCCGAGGAGTCCGCTCTGATTTCGGCTCTGATTTCGCATTACCAGGGCTCCGGCGACTCCTTTTCCAAACCGGCCTTGAGCGGCGCGGTGGCAGTGACACTGCGGGCCGCCCATCAAAAAGGTCTGTACCCCGAGTGGCTGCAAGTGCCGTCCAAGTACAAGTACGCCTATCGGCTCATGGACAACATTTCGTCCTACGGGATGGAAAAGCTCTTGAAGGGCGATGAGATCGGTGAAGAGACCTACCCCACGGCGAACGTGGTCGAGAACACGGGCGGCACGTATCGGCCCCACAAGGGCAAGGTCACGTCGTGGACGGTGAGCAAGGAAGCGATTCGCAAAATGGTACAGGACTGGCGGTTCCGTGTGAGCCGCGAGTACCCCGATGGCGACGAGAACATCGCCATCGCCGTTGTGGATCTGGGGCAGGTAAGGGACAGCTTCATGCTGAACCCCGATCGGATCGCAGAGCTTGGGCTCGCGGGTGATTTCACCTATCAGAGCGAGGTGTTGGGGTGGGGATCCTTTCCGATGGCACGGTTCCTTTACGCCGAAGTGGACAACTCGGATTGGGAGTCGGGCAGAGACCAAGCGGAAGAGAACGAGGAGCGTCTTGACGAGGACGAAGACTTGGACTGGGCCGACCTCGATGGCTACTCCAGCGTCGAAGAATTCGACTCGGACATGGCGCAGTATTACGCCAAGGCCCGAGAGGATCTGATTTCAGAGCTTGTCGCTGCCCTGTGACCGTTGGCGCCCGATACCCCGCCTATAGAACCGGCATTTGTGACGAGGACCCACCTTGCCCATCTACGATTACCAGTGCGACGCCTGCGGGCTCCGATTTGAGAAGATGCTGAAAGCTGACGCAGCGAAGGCCGAATTGGCCTGTACTCGCTGCGCTAGTCTCGCTCAGCGCCGGCTCTCGGGGCCAGCGTTCGCGTTCGCCGGGGGCACCGACGGAGCCCTCCCGCAGAACACGGGAGTCGCCGGAGTGGACCTCGACGTGGATCGGGCCATCGGCCGGGACGCCGAGCAGCAGTGGGGCGCGGTTCACGCGCGTCTCGACCGCAAGCGACAGATCATGGCGAGGACCGGAGCGTCGGGATTCGATCTCAGCGCGACCCCCTCGACCGCAGGCAGCCCCGACGGGGACTACCGAGTCATGGCTCCCTCCGAGCGCGCGGCGGCTGAGAAGGGCCGACAGGTTCACCACGCCGCGGTCAACAAGATCAAAGACTACGTGCGCACACGCAACAAGAATTCCCAACAGCCTACGGCTGGTGAGAGGGCTCGCTCGTAAGAGCAGCGTCCAACCCCGAGCGGCTCTGCCGCCAAATCAGACAGACAGACAGATCAATACATCGGGCCTAGCCCACCTTGCGCTGACCAACCTCGCTAACGGCGACGGACACGATCGAACAGACAGACCAGACGGAAACTGAACCGACTGAGATCGATGGCCCCAATGCAAGGGCCTCAACTGGACAGCTACTCGCGGCAAATTTGCCGCCACAGGGATCTTGTATCCCACAAAGACGAGGTGAGAAAATGGCCTTTCCCGGCTCCGTATATGCGCCCCCTGGTGTTTACACCCAAACGCTTTTCAACAATCCGGTCCAAGCCGCAGTCACAGGGGTGCGAATCCCTGTCTACATCGGCACCGGCAACGAAATTCTCTCTCAGGAAGATCTACAGGTCGTCCGCGGGTCGAGCGCTTCCGTAGACCAAGGAGTTCCCAAGGAGGATCTCGATGGTCGCGCGGTTGCCGACATTCTCGCGTCCGGTCAGGTAATCCTGGGCAACTTCGACGGCGAGCGCCGTCTGGTTCAGGTTCGTAATTTCCCGATCGTGACGGGCGACGGAAGCGGCACGACCGCGACCAACGCTGCCTCGATCTCAGTGGAGATCAATGGTCGCCCCGACGTGGTGCTGACTGTTCGTGGAGCCGAGGGAATTCTGGAGCTTTCGACGGCTCCCCGGCCGACGGATGAGGTACGTGTCACGTACTTCTTCAACCGGACGGACACCGCGGCCACGGACAACGTGTCGTCTCAGGTGACTCCCGGGGCAGCGGTTCTCCGCGGTCTCAAAGGTGAGCCCAGCGGCGGCTACGAGGTTCTTGCTGGGAACAACACCCTGATCGTCACCGTCGATGGTGTCGATGTGGTGGTCGATTTCGGGACTGGCTTCAAATCTGCCTCAACCCTCACCTCTCTGATCAACGGCGCGGGCGCGGCGACCACACTCAACGCCGTGACCTATGGGACCAACTTCGGAGAGGTCGCCATCGCACTGTCTGGTGCGGAGAGCTTGGTCATCGGCGATGGTTCCGCCAACACGTTGCTCGGGTACACCACTGGCGCCTCCACCTCGCGCCAGACGGTGTTCTACACGTTCAACGGTCCCATCGTTCAGGGGGACAACGGCGGCGTCACTACCACAGATCCGTCCAAGGTCACTGTCTTGATCGACGGGGCTGCTGTCACGCCTCTGGCCGTCAACGGTCAGACCCGTGCTGTCACCCTTCCCTTCGCGCCGCCCAGCGGCTCGACGGTCACGGTCAGCTACTTTTTCAACACCTACCAGGACACGTTCGACTACCTCGCGCACATCAATGTCACCGACATTCAGCGCGTCGGCGTCGTGCCCGGTAACAGCGACTTCATCGAGCAGGCCGACTTCGTTCTGAAGAACGACCTGATCGTGTGGGGAACCGCCGCCCTCATCGAGAGCGGTGTGAACACGCAGGGCACCGCCCTGTTCAACGAGGCGCAGATCACAGGGAACCTTGTCGATGTGCAGTCTTACTTGGAGGTTGCCTCGCCCGTCTCGGACCAGACGGTCAACCCGCCGAAGACGAGCACGACCACGTTCCAGCTTCAGCGCCAACCCACCACGGGTAACGGTCGCAACACCCCGCTGGGCCAAGACCTGTTCCAGACCGTCTCCAACGGTCGGATCGACCTGCCGACCAACCGTCCCGATCTGGTCATCGCCTACTGGGGCTGGAGCGTGCAGGACGCCTTGGAGCGCGGCCCCGTCTCGGTGCTTCGTGTTGAAGGCGCCGAGATCACTCTCGGTGAGAGCGTGCCTGTCGGCGCGACCGTCTACGCCACGTACTACTACAACACCCTCGTTGACGAGGAGTACACCCTTGAGGTTGACGTTCCCGGCCCCGCTGGTATCGGCACCTACTTCATCAAGGACAAGAACGGGCGTGACATTTTCACGCCGCGGTTCGGCGTCAAGGGCACCTTGCTCACCGGGATCACGATTCAATTCCCGAGCGGTTCGGAGCTTACGCCCGACGTTCGCTTTGAGTCGGGTGTCACCGGGCCGGTCGAGGAGACCGTCACCGTCACCTTCGCCAACAAGGATGCGACCCTCGCCAAGTACAGCGTGCCCGGCTCGGGTCCGTACTTCACGATCACGGACGCTTCCGATCACGCTCGGTTCACCATCGACTCCACGGCCCTCACGGGCGGTGGTGCCGGTATCGACCTGAGCCGCGTCGATGGCATTGAGGGCCTGGGTTTCTCCGCTCACCTGTTGGGTGAGGAGATCGCCTACACCTCGGCGTCGGGTCAGACGACCTACGACGTGGAAACCGGCGTCAACGACGAGCTTGCGCTCACCCTCGATGGTGTGACGATCACGATCGATGTGCCGCCGGGAACCGGCGTGGATGCCGACCGCTATGTCACGGCGATCAACGAGCAAGCCAAGAGCACGCTCAATCCGCCCGTCTACACCTCGGCGACCCGTTTCACGGGCGCGACCGAGATCACCGCGGCCGAGTACGACAAGTTCACGTTCAACTACACAGGCGACGTGAACGGGTCCTCTGGCCCGCTGACTGTGACCATCCCGCCGGGCACCTACAACAGCCCGGCCACCCTCGCCACGGCGATTCAGGGTGTCGTGACGGTTGCCCTCGGTACGTTGGGTGCTGGCTTCGCCGGCATCGCTATCACGGTCGGTGCGAACGCTGACGGTCAACTGACCTACGCGCTCGACAACGCCACCGCGGACAACGGTACGGCCTGGACCGACACCATTACGGTGACGGGTGCTCCGGTGCCGGTCCCCGGCGATACGGTGGAGATCACCGACCCGCTGGGCAACGTCGAGGTCTTCACGGCGACCGCGACCGCGACCGTCATCGGTGCAGGTGCTCGCAACTTCGACGTGTCATCGGGCCTTGTTGCCACGATCAGCCTGGAGCTTACCAGCGCGATCAACGACGTGACCAACGGCATCGCCGACACGCTTACGGCTGTCGATGGTGGTGGTACGGTGGCGCTCACGGCGGTCAACGTCGGCGTGATCAGCAACCTGATCTCGATCGCCTTCACCGGCTCGGTCGGTGCCTTCACTCTCCTCGGTGCCGTTCCGGGTACTGCGGAAGGCGGTGGCTACCTTGAGTTCCTCGACGGCCCCACGGCTGCGGAGGATTTCTCGGTGCTCTCGGGCATCTCCACCGATGCTGCCGTTGGCGGAAATCAGACCAAGCTGCTCAATGGCGACGTTGTGCGTCGATTCTCGGTCGCAGGCACCTCTGGTGCTCTGGTCTACGACCGAATCCTCGTTCGCAACCGCGTTGTGCCGGGATCGGGCTCCATGAGCCACTTCCCGCAGGTCGGGCAGAGCCAACTGAAGGTCGAGGGCAACAGCGCCATCGAGCAGACGGGCCTGCTTCCGAACAGCGAAGGCTCCGCTGGCATGCGTGCCACGGTCCAGCCTGCAACCCTGCTTGGTCGGGTCGGCTTCTCCGCCGGTCAGATCGCAACGGGTACGTTCGGCGACGAGCGTGATGGACAGCCCACCGTCCAACTGTTTGAGGCGGGAGGCACCCAGCCGCAGAACAACGTGTTCAAGGTCAACATCGACGGCACTCCCGTCGAGATCGTGTTCACCGATTCGGCTGGTGCGGCGATTCCGATCGCCGGTTCCGCTGACGTTCCACTTGGCCCGCTGGGCTCGCCGGACACGGTTCTCACACAGATCAACACGGCTCTGACCGCCGCGGGCCTTCCCGGTGCGGTTCGACAAGAGGGCGCAGGCATCCGTTTCACCTCTCTGGTGACGGACACGACCTCTGCGGTCACGATTGACGACGGCAACGCCAACTCGACTCTCGGGTTCTCGGCTGGAAACACCGACGACCGGGATCCGGTACAGCCGGAGGTCATCGCATCGGCACTCATGTCTCACCACAGTTCCTCGGTCTCGGCCGAGTACCTGACCTGGGACAGCCCGTCTTCGACTCACTTTGCTGGCCTCGCGCTGGCGGGCGTGATTCGGGATCAGGCGAACGCCGAGTTCCTCTACATCCAGTCGCAGGCGGCCACGGTCGGCGGGCTCGGTGTGTCCTCCAACATTCTGTTGGAGACCCCGGCTTCGCCCAACGGCTCCTGGCTCCTCCCTGGGACCAACCTTCTCGCCTTGGCGGGGGCTGGTGCTTCGGGCGAGGAAGGCATCTCGGGCTTCTACGTCACGTCCTCGGACACGACGCGGGGCTCGGGCTCGGCCAACACCTCGGTACTCAACACGGGTACAGGCCAGGACGGCGCGGTGGGTCAGACCTACCGCGACACGAACACCGGATTGGTGTTCACCGTGCTGGAGCGCGAGGGCGGCGGAACATACCCGACGGGTGTGACCTCCACCTTCACCTTTGAGGTGCGGCGCAAGGTCACGACCGACAGCAACTTGCCGGTCAACGCCTTGCCGGGTGTCGAGCTTCTGGTGACGAACACCAGCGGCATCGGCGTCGGGGACACCTCCATCGTCACGACGGTGGAGCGTGGGGGCAACGAGCCGGCCATCGGCGACCTGTACTACGTCACCTACGACTACACGAAGGACAATTTCGACACGGCTCTCTTCACTCGGTTGGCGACAATCGAGGCCAACTACGGGCGCGTTGCCCAGGAGAACCTCGTCACTCTGGCGTCCTACCTCGGCATCATCAACGGCGCCGTCATCGTGGGTATCAAGCAGGTGGTCAAGCAGGTCGGATCGAATCAGGCCAGCGTTGCAGACTACCGTGACGCGTTGATCGACCTTCGCGGTCCTCTGCCGGGCGGACTCTCGCTCGACCAGATCACGCCGTTGCGGGGTGACAACGCCGACCTGTACCAATTCCTGCGGATCGAGAACGACATTCAGTCGTCCATCCGATACCGGCAGGAGCGCACCTCGATCGTAGGTACGTCCTCGGGTACGCAGATCAGTGGGGCCGGCGATCTTGCCAACGCCCTGTCTGCCACCCGTATGCGGGTTGTGTACCCCGACATTGTGACCATGACGCTGACAGACGCGCTTGGGAACGATGACGAGGTGCTGGTCGATGGCACGTTCCTCGCTTCGGCGATGGCGGGCAACCGGGTCTCCCCGAACATCGACGTGGCGACTCCATGGACGAACGCGCGGCTCGTAGGGTTCAACCAACTCGCTCGCACGCTCGACGCGGTGGAGCAGAACCAGCTTGCCGTTCGCGGTGTGACGGTTCTTGAGGATCGCGCCCCTGCGATCCGTGTCCGTCAGGGTCTCTCGACGGACATTAGCAACGTGCTGACCAAGACCCCGACCGTGATCACCATCGCGGACGAGGTTCAGCGTCAGGCTCGGATCACACTTGACCGCTTCATCGGTGTCAAGTTCCTGCCCACCATCCTTCAGCAAATCGAAGGTCGCATGACCTTCATGTTCAAGGGTCTCTCGGCGGCCGAGATTATCACGACGTTCACGGGCATCCGCGCATCCACCACGACCGACCCCACGGTTGTCGAGGTGGAAGCCTTCTACCAACCCGTGTTCCCGCTGCTCTACATCGTCGTGACGTTCAACCTGCGTTCGACGCTGTAAGTGAAGGCGCACGCCTAAGTGAAGGCCCCTCCTCGGAGGGGCCTTTTCTTTCGGGACCTTCAACCGGAAGGACGCGGGCGGGACTACGCGACGGGCTCGCAGGTTCGTCCGATGAAGATCGAGTAGGTGCCATCCTCCTCCTCAAGCTCTAGCTCCGTCTCTACGCACTCTTCATCGTCTCCGCATGGTCCGTCGCTCCCGCAGGGCTCGACGCACTCACCTGCGTCCAGCACCATCCCTTCCTCGCAGGGCTCCACAGGGGCGACCGTGGGAGGGGTTGTGCAGGCGTTGAGGACCAGGAAGAGAGCGAGCTTGACCATGTACCAATTACGACGGCTCGATCGGATCCGAAACCCGAATTAGGCGGCCCCAGCACCACGGTACGACGCGCTGCTGGGGCCTGTTTGGGAAAATCACTCAGGTTTGGTGAGAGGTGGGTGGCTGAATAAAGCCCTGACTGACATGCAAGAGAGCGTCGTCGGGCACCGAGAGCGTCGTACTACTCCGTCACGGGACCACCCTGGGACGATCAACACTGGACGCCGAGTGAGGTTCCACGCCCCTACTTACGCCAATTCGGCTTCTCCCGAAACCGCGCTAACCCCGCCTTTGTCCACGGTAGCTCGGCTATAGGTCCGCAGTCTACGAGGGACGGCCCTTTTGTTGTTGCCGGTCATCCCAGGAGAAGCCACTCATGCCCAATACCGATCTCACCCCAGGCGGCGCTGCCGGACTCCAGGGTTCCAGCTACGTCTACGACTACGGCACCAGCCCGAACACCCGAACGGCAGTGAGCCAGAAGGTACGGATCCTGGCCCCTGCCTATGGCACTACGTCCCAGCTTCTTCAGATGGGCGTGCTGTCGAATTTCGCACCCACCGAGTCGCGCTCAGTTGAGCCGCTTCGGGGCATCGGCTTCGGCGATCAGATCGCTGAGCTTGTGCCGTCGGTGACGGAGCCGATGACGGCCAACTTTGAGCGGGCGCTCATGTACCTGTCGAACCTGTGGCAAGCCACGGGCTACTCAGGCGGCATCGACGGTCCCGTTCGATCCCTTCGCCACCACCGTTGGCCCTTCGACGTGGAGGAGCAGGTCGTGTTCTCGACCCTCGCCGACATGGACCTGGGTGTGGAGAACGAGGGCTTCCAGGGCCAGGGCTTCCAGGGTGGTACGACTCAGATCACCTACCCCGACCAGCTTGACGGCTCCACGGGCCCGACGCCCAACGGAAACTTCCCGCAGGGCGGGCAGCAGGGACACAGCGCGATCATTACGCTCTATGAGGCGTGTTGGTTCACGTCTTGGAGCAAGACCGTCAACCGTGACCAAGGCATGATCATGGAAACGGGCGACGTTACGATCTCAGACGTTCACGATTTCTCTTCCGAGTACGGAGAGTTTCTCGCCACTGGCAACGACCCGAGCGTCGGTCAGCTTGGCTCGGTTCGCTTCGGCGATCCGCAACAAGGCGGCACTCAGTTCATCCCCTAGTGGATGATCTCGGTACTGTGGCTTGAAGGGCGGGGTTCTCCCGCCCACCCACACCGGACACGGTGGTGTAAGACAAAACCAACCAGATCAGATCGAACCGATTTCTTGTGCTGAGTTTCCGCCCCTGTGGCTGGTCAATATGAAGATGCAGACCCGATTGACTCGATGAAGATCCTTTTGTGCTGTCGCGCACCACCGCTGCCCCGAAAACCAACGGACAGCGGACATGCCAATCAATCTCAAAGACCTGCAAGGTGCTCTTGCCCAAGTGGGCAAGATCGCATACGACGAAATTACATTCCCGGCCGGTGATCACGAGATCACTCTCCGCCCAATCAAGACGTGGGAGGAGGCAGAGGTAGATGCCTTTGCCAAGGTGGCTTGGGAAGGCAAGGACGAGGACGACGCTGCTGCATTCGGGGACTACCTCGATCGGATGCGCGTCGGCACTCTGTCCCACTCAATCATCGTATTCGATGGCCTCGACCTTCGGGACGTTGCCCACATCGACACGGGGGAGTTGTCCAACACCGGGACGATGATCCAGATCGAGAAGCACGCTGCGCTGCGTGACGCCATTTTTGAATGGCCGCGGCAGGTGCTCCATCGCGCGTATCTCAAGTACAGCGAGATGATGACCCGGGTCGAGGTCAAGGCCCAGGCAGCGATTCAGATCGAGGTCAAGGACCTCGATGCTGAAATTGTCCGGCTCAACGGTCGTGTTGCGGACCTGCAAGCGATCAAGGAAGCCTCAGAGGAGCGGGCCGATGCCCCGGAGCCGAAGGCGCACCAACGTGAAGCCGTGGTCGAGGCGAGCACCGTGGCCCAGGATCGGATGAATGGTTTGCTGGATCAGGCGGACACGGCTGATTTCCGGCGCCAGTCGAGTGCTGCCGAGCAGGCCGCATCGTCGCCACAGGCACCCCCGCAGGCGCAGGCACCCCAAGCCCCGCCCCAGGCTGCCCCAAGCCCCAGGGGGCGTCAGGAAGGCGTCTCCTATCCCCCAATGGGCAGCGATGCCCGGCAGCCCACCTATGACCCCCGCCCCGGCGGGCCGAGGCAGCCAATTACCCCGCAAACGGGCGCGGCTCCCTCTCGGGAAGCTCCACCGCCGCAACCCGCACCTCCTCCGATCGAGAGGGACCCGATGGGTATCGAGCGCCCGCACGATGGTGATTCGTTCTACGACTCGGCCGAGCCCGAGGATGCGATGGCAGCCGAGACTCGACGGCAGCTTGAATTTCGTAGGCAGGCAGGATTGCCTGTTCAGGGGACGATTGCACCTCCGCAGCGGCGAGGCGAGCCACCCCACGCTGCCGCACATCGTCAGCAGATTAATACGGAGAACGCCCAATTGGATCTCAAGGGGCAACCTGTTTCGACGGGACGGGTTGACCCACGCACAGGCGAGGAGATCGCTGCCGTTCGCTTGCCTACCGACACAGTGTCGGAGGATGCGCGCGGGGTTCAAGAGGGACCGACCAAGAATCAGATTCGACAGCAGTTGAACCAGGGCGGAACGGGCTCTCGGAATCCCAACTTCGTTGCCCCCGGGGGTGCCCCCGCTTCCTCGGACAAAGATCCGAAAGTATGGCGTGATCAGAGGTGAACACTGAGGTCGCGCGTCAAGAGCCTCCCGTGAGGCTGAAACGGACGAGTCCCGAGGAGCGGACTCATCTGTACGACGACGTGCGCTCTCTCCTTGTTCCAGGGTTCCTGACCGAATCCATTGCCATTGGGGATACCCGCGTGTCGGTACGCTCGTTGACGCGCGGTGACTACTACATGCTGGAGCAGCGGGCCGGGAGCTTGGATTTCGACAAGCCGGAGGTACGCCATTGGTTTCTTGCCACGTCGATCTGGATGGTTGCGGGCCAGTCTGTGTTGGAGGACCCCCAAGCTATGCTGGAGATCTACAAGACGGTTTCTGCGCTCCCCCTCGGAGCACAGGGGGAAATCTTGCGCGCGATCGGAGGTCTTCAGACGAGGACGGACGAGGCGGTTCAGCGGATCCGAGCCTTCAATTTTGAGGCTGAGTCCAGGCTCATGTGGAGTATCTATGGCGATCGGGTCATGGAGCGGTCGCCCGTCCCCGGCGCGGCGCGGCTCGGGTTCAATCCGATCCATCGCATGTGGGTGGGCTTCAACAAGATGGAGGACTCGCGCGAGGCTTTCCAGCTTGACTGGGTGCAAACCAAGCTGATTGCAGCGACGCAATCTCCCAAGGGGATCAAGAAGCTCAACGCCTCAGACCAGCAGGCAAATGACCGAGAGCTTGCTCGTCGGCAGGCGGTCATGGATGCGGTCTACTACAAGACACTCGGCCACGAGATCGATATCAAGGCGGTGTCTAGTCGCGGCCCCTCGGGCATCAAAACAGCGGTCACTGCCGAGGAGCTTGAGGCGGAGATGCAGCGTTGGCGCGCGGGCGAGAAGGACGACCACGATAGGGTCGTGGACGGCTACAAGCGCCGGATCGCTGAACGGATCGAACGGGAGAAGTACGAACAGCAGTTGCGGATCGAAGCGGCCCAACGGGCGGCGCTTACCGGCGGGCACCGAGAGGCATCCCTTCAGCCCCTCACGATGGACGCCGCCCAGCTTGCGAGCAAGTTCCGCACCCAGGGCACCTCACAGGTCGTCTACGGGTCAAAGGCGAACAGCTTGTACGAGCGATATATCGAGCACGAAGCGGAGCCGGGGACGATTGTCGTTCGCGGTGGTCGTCCTGTAGCTCTACCAGAGGACAAGGCCGTGTCGCTCCAAGAGCAGGTACGCCGCCGCATGAGGGGTAGCTAATGACCACCGCACTTAATTATACGATCGGGGTCAAGGCGAAGCAGCGCGACCTGACCCAACTGCGGGACGGGATGGCGGCGTCTTTGGTTGCCGGCTACGAGAAGGCCCGTAAAGCCCAGCGGCGGCTGATCGATGATGCGTACCGGGCCCCTATGGCGGCCCGTGTGTTCCGCGAGCACGCAGCAAAATTCCAGAAGATGCTGGGCACGTCAGTCGCCCAGACTCTCAGCACGATGGCGACGGCCGGTACGAAGGCGGCGAAGGACCAATTCGACAAGCAGTGGAAGAACATGTCGAAGGTCTGGAAGGAGCAGCGCGAACAGATCAAGAAGAACGCGAGTCGCCAGATGGAGGCGGCCAAGGCGGTTGCGGCGTTTCGGCGCAAGGAGCTTGACGAGCGCGTCTCGGCTTACGGCACAGGGATGGCGGGGGCAATCACAGGCGCGCTGGGGGCCCTCAAAGGAGCGGATCTTAAGGGCCTTGCAGACATGGTGAAGGGTGGCGGCAAGGGCATGCGGACGGGCGGACGGGCGCTCGATGCTAAGGGTGCTCAGATGGGCGGGATGAAGGGTGTCCCCGTCCAGGGTCTCGGCAAGATGCTCGCAGGACTTGGGACAGCGGTTGCGACGATCGGGGCCGTGGTTGGCTCGATTGCCCTGCTGGTCAAGGTTGTGCTTGATGCGGAAGCCGCGGTGAAGGACACGAACAAAGCGATCCTCGACATGGGGGGCGCTGCCAGTATCTCGGCGGGGAATATCGCAGATATCAAGAAGGAGATGAAAACGGTTGGTGATTTCTTCACCTCGATCGATTTCTCGATGGATTGGTTCACGACCCCCAAGCAACTCCAGAGCATCGCCAAGGGCTTCGGCGAAGCGGGCGTGTCGATGCGTAAGCTCAGCGGCGAGGTCGAGACGGCGCGCGGCCGGATGCTTGGTCTCAAGAATGCGTCAGAGCTAGCCCTCACTTACGCAAACCTGTTCGGCATGGAAGCTGGTGAGATTGCGAAGGGGATGGGCACGATCCAATTCGAGACGGGCACGACGCTCGGGCGAATTGCGGAAGGCTTCTCGCAGGTCAACGACATGGCGAAGCTCTCGGGCTTTGAGGTCAAGCGTTTCTACTCTGCCGTGTTGGAGAGCACGACCGGCATGGGCATGTACAACCATCGGATCGAAGAAGCGGCCGGGTTGCTTTCGACGTTGAGCACTATTTTGGGACAGACGGTCGGCGGTGACTTCCTCAAGGGGATCAAGGGAGGCATGGAGGAGAAGGGTCTCGCGGATCGACACAAGTTCATGGCGCTCGCTGGCAAGGGCAACGTTATGAAGGTCTTCGCAGACGAGCAAGAACGCAACGCGAAGGCGCTCCTCAAGGACATTGAGCAAATGTTGGGTGGCACCGTCGATGAGCAGTCGCAGGCCAATGCGATTCTCTCGTCTTTGGGTCTTGGGCATCAGGACCGTGCCAAACTACCCGAGACGATAATGAAAATGTCGGGTGATGCGATGGGCGAGGCAATGGCGTCGGCCATGATGGGAGGCGCCACAGGGGAGCAGACCAACAGAATGTTTGAGATCGGGGGCCAGGGACAAGCGGCACGCGGGAAGGCGGCTGCGGCGGAGAAATTCGCGGGAACCCTCAGTCCGGCAGCGATTCTTCAGTTGGAGCTTCTCATGGCGAAGAAGCGTCTCGGTTCAGGGGAGATTGATGAGTACGGCCTCGGCGAGCTTATGGGAGCCGAGACGCTCGGAGCGGTCCCCCAAGCACAACGCGATGAGATGATGAAGATGGCTCAGCTACTCGACGGCATCTGGTCGAAGGTCAAGAAGGGAGATGAATTGGGCGGCGGAGAGAAGGAGATGCTGGAGAAGAAATTCGGCGTCGATGTGAAGGGCAAGAAATTCTTCAAGGCCGGCACCGACGAAGAGGTGGGCGACTGGATCGGTCTCATGGGGACGATGGGGCAAAGTCTTGACGCAGAGACGGAGATGGTGGAGCAGGTCTCCGAGGACGTGGCCTTGGCACGCGAGATTGCCCAAGAAACCCACAGCATTACGAACGTCCTTGAGACAACGCTTGCTAGCATCCTGCGCGAGATTTGGTACACGACCGAGGGCACCTGGAGCACTTTGAAATCCCTGTACCACGGGTTTTTGAAGAAGTGGGGTTGGGACAAGGTGAACACCGCCTTGGACCCCGAAGAATCCCGGCAGATGGCCCTCACCCAATTGCAGAACCGCACCCAAAGAGGGCGATCGGCGATGGGGGACATTAAGGCGCAGATGGAAGGAGAGACCGACGAGGGTCGTCTGAAGGAGCTTTCCGACGCTCTTGATGAGGTTTCACGAGTCGTGGAGTCGGAGGAGGCGGCAGCGCAAGCCATCCGCCAAGACTCCACTTGGAAGGGCTCTGACCCGAACGCCCTTTTGCTCAAACACAGCACCGACGTTGCGGACGCTTCTTTTGGGGACACCGGCAAGCGGCAGGTCCAATGGGCGATTGACCAAGCTACAAAGAAATACGACCACCAGGGTTTGCAGCAACGTGGCGGCCTGATGGACGTGGCTTTTGGTGGCGGCCAGATTCAAGGGGACAAGGCCACAATTGCACAATCGAACCTCATGGACCCCATCATTTCCCGACTGAGGAGTGAGGGGGTGGAGGGTGCCGAGGAGAAGGGAGCGAAGATCACACGGATCGCACTCGCACGCGCCAAGAAGGCGCATGCCGGTGCCGATCTGACTGAATCTTCCTCTGCGGACGCCTTCGCAGCCACCGTGTCCGATATTATGGGCGAGGAGTATCGCAGGGTGATGTTGGAGGAGACCGGCACTACATCCCTCGACAAGAAAACGCTCGATTCGATGTTGGAGGGGCTTGGCGTCGCAAAGCAGAAGAAGGCTGCGGTGGAAGCTGCAACAGACCCGCAGGCGATCGACGCGACCGCGGAGGGCGTCAAGAAGGGTCTGAAATCCGCGGAGCTTGAAGAGGCTTATGCGGCGGCCAAGAAGGCGGGCATCGACATGAGTGGCATGGCTGCGGAGGGCTCGGGGGATACTTCCCTCTCCGCCTTGCTCGCCAACGCTGAGGAAATGGGGCTCACGGGAGACGACCTTGCGGCGGGCCTCCGCGACGCTGTGACCCACAAGGTAGACGATTTCATCCTCACGAATGACGGCAAGCTGATTCAGACGAACCCTCTCGATACCCTGACCGGCTCAAAGGGTGGCGCCCCTGGCGGGGGTGGTAACGTTCAGATCGTGATCAATGGCGGGGATTCCCAAAGAATCTACGCCGTCGTCAAGAAGGCGATGCTCGCCGCGGGGATGTAAATGCCGATCATCCCCACCTCCTTTGAGTCGTTCTCGGACGAGTATTCAGGACAGGGCAAACGCCCGGTCGTGTTCGACATTCTCGCTTCCGACCGACGAACCTCGATACTCCCGCCCGAGCTAAAACTCGTGCTGCACGTCAACCCGCGTTCGATGAAGCTCAACTACCAGAAGCTCATTACACGCATCCAGACGCGCGGTGGCTTCGTGGAGCAGCACTGGGGAGACGCGCTGGAGGATATCAGTTTTGAATTTGCGACCGGAGGCTTCGTCCGCCTCTACACGGGCTTGTCAAACAAGACGGGCTCGACGGGCTCGACAGGCAAGCTCAGTGGGTCCATCGACAACCGCAGCAACCCACTCGGCACCGGAAAGCAAGGTCGCCGCGAGACCATCGCCTACGACCGCTACCTGGACCTCTTGGCCTTGTGGCTCAACAACGGGTCGATCCACGACGCGCGTGGCGAGGTTGTCGGTCAGGGGTACATCAAGATCACCTTCGATGGCGGTATTTACTACGGCTGGTTCGACACGGATTTCGTGATCACCGAGGCGGCTGAGAAGCCCTACCAGTTTGACCTGACGGCCCGCTTTCAGATCGACCTGGAGGAGCTTGCCCTCCGCTCCACGATCCTCAACCCGTTCTCCGACGCGATTCAGCCCGGCACTGGCACTCCAACGCAGAACCAGCCGATCTTCGGAGAGGGTGTCGGAGGGGCACGCCGCATCCTCGGTCAAGAGACGCCACTCGGCGCAGGAGGGGTATTCTCGTAATGGCTTCCGGCACACCACCTCCCGCATTGCTGTACCAAGGCGTCGCCGCTGGCCCTGGTTGGAAGCGTTCGTATCAGATCCAACCCGGCGCTCCGGTCGATGGCTCGCGGGCCATCCTGCGCGATCCGGCCAACGGTTCCCCATTCACTTTCCGGCTCATCCCCCCTCCCTTGTTGATCGAGGCGTTGTCGGCCGGGCAAAAGGACGAGGAGAAGATCAGCCTCATCGGGGCGGCGCTGAAGATCAACGACACCTTCTCCAAATTCAACGAGAAGCTGGAAGCCTTTCGTGCTTCATCCTTCGTGACCAAGACGCAGGACGAGCTTGCACGGTTGGAGACCTTCGTTGCCGCCAATGGTGTGTTCTACGATGCCGCGACGGGTGCGACCTCCCTGGCGAACGTGACGGCCATCTCCGATGTTAAGCAGGCGGCGTCCGTGATCGCTCAGCTAAATCGGATGCTGTCTACGCCCCCGCTGACGTTGCTCGTCAACCCGCAGAACCTCACGCTCACCCATACGAAGAAGCAGCAATACTCAGATCGGAACCGCAAGGGCTACGTGTTCCAGACCTGGGGCCATGAGCAGCCTCGCTTGTCCGTCACGGGCAAAACGGGGGCCTTCATCGCCGGGTCGAAATTCACCGACACGGACTCTCCCAACAACTTCGCCGGCCTCGGATCGGCAGCACGGGGAGTGGTCGGGGCGACGACGGCAGTATCCGGGGTCCAGTACGCGAGCAAGCGGGACTCGGCTTCCTGGCAGAACCTCATGGCCCTGCTCACGCTGTACCGGAACAACGGTTTGATCTACGACCTCGTGACCAACACCGAGGCTCACCAGTGGGTTGGCATGGTCGGCATCGACTACGACCAGCAGACCTACATGGGCAACTTTGAGAACTTCACCTGGACCGAGAGCGAGGACACGATGCTCGGTGGTATCGAATTCTCGTTTGAGTTCACCATCTCCTCCCAGTTTGACTCGGCGCAGCGCGAGTTTGTCGTCCTTCCTCAGAAGGCCCCGACCCCGAGCCCGAGCGACCCTCTGTGGACGGCTCAAGGCCGCCGGCAGCAGCAGCTAGGCACGGCCCGAGGTCGTCGCGCCTTCGCCCCCCGGCAAAGCCAGGGGAACATCGGACGCCCCACTAGCTCCGGCGCCCTCTCAATCTTGGGGAGGGGGTAAGCCATGCCGAATCTGAAGGATCGTCCCTACATCGGGACCTGGGATTTCAACAACCGGGCGGTGGTCAAGCACACGCCGGACATGATGATCTTCGTGAACGGGGACACGGCCATCCCCGGGTGCCCCAAGTGCAACGGGCGCATCGACATTCAGCGATTCGTTAAGCAGGTGTCGGTCGAGGCCGGCACGGACCCCGGCGCTCACTCCGGCTCGGCCACGATGGTCGTCCCACGCAGCTACGGCGACCAGCTTTTTCGTGAGGGGCATGCGCTCCTTCAGCCTGCGCTGGAGGTTCACATTTACATGCGCGGGTATTTCCCGACGCAAGGCCAGTTCGCCCACATCCCTGAGAATTCGGTCGATCTGGGGGGCTCCACGATCAACTTGGAGAAGATGGTCGCGTACCCCTACTACCACGTCTTCCACGGGGTCGTTACGAGCGTCACTTACGAGTACAGCGATGGGTTCTACACCGCGTCGATGAGCTTCGCATCGCTTCTCCACTTCTGGCAGTACCAAAACCTCGTAATGAACGGGCAGGCGCTTGGTTCAAAGGTGAAGGGCTCGACCAACAAACCTGCCTTCTACGGGACGCATTTCACGAACATGCACCCGTTCGCCATCATCTACCAGCTTTACCGCGACCAGATTGGTGCAGCCGCGATTCAGTCCTACAAATCGACGGGCAGGGCGCAAAACCTTGGACCCGATAAGGGCGGCAAACAGGTCTGGTCGTGGGCGTTGATGTACTGGGAGAACCGCTTCCGTACCACTCTTCAGGAGCTTCGGATTTACGGAGCCAACGGGCGCCTTTTCAACTCAGTGCAGCAAGCCTACTTGGCGGCACGGAACAATGGGCGCATTGATGGGTCCCCCATGGACAACCCGACCCATGTCTCGCCGGGCTTGCTCTACAAGCAGAATGATGTGTTTCGGGGCTTGCGCGATCAGGCGAATCGTCTTGGGTTGGAGGGGGCCGGTGACGATTTCGTGTTCGGTCGTCTTAGCCCGTCAGGGGGGACCACTGATCTCAACATCATGGCGGTGACTGCATTTTCCCAGGCCGTGTCCGAGATGGGCAGCCCTGGAATTGAGGAGACCAGCTACTCGACCAAACTCGACATTGCGCAGCAGGTGTGCAAATCGATCGACTACGAATTCTATCAGGACGTGGATGGGGATCTGGTTTTCAAGCCCCCATTCTACAACCTCGATACCAGGGGCAACCGCGTCTTTCGGATCGAGGACATAGACATTATCTCGGTCTCCTTTCAGGAGAAGGAGCCCGAGGTGACGTACATGTCGATGCAGTCCGCGAACCTGAAGGGCTACAAGGACGTGGGGGACGGGATTACCGGCCACGCGGCAACCTTCTACGATTGGCCTTTGATCGCCAAGTTTGGGTGGCGCCCCGCATCGGAGGATGTGACCCACTTCGACAACAAGAAGTCGCTGTTCTACATGTGCCAAGCTCGCATGGCACAACTGAACCGTGACGTGAATTCGGCGACGCTGACGATTCCGATCCGCCCCGAGCTTCGCCCTGGCTTTCCCGTCTACATTCGGTTCATCGACGCCTTCTACTACGTGACTGCGCTGAGCCATTCCTTTGGGTTTGGGACGCAGTGCACGACGACACTGACGTTGACGGCCCGTCGTGCCAAATTCCATGCCCCCGGCCTTATCGGTCCCTTGCAAGAAGGCGAGAACGCCATCGGACGCATCCGCCTGGATCGTCCCGACCTCCCGACCCGCCCTTTGGAGGTGTACGAGGATGGTCTGCCGCGCTACGCAGGTTTCCCGAACGTCGTCATGGCGCTCGACACGGCGAAGCTCAACCCCAAGTTTTTTATGATCCCCGTGGGCTTGGAGAGCCTTGGCACGATCAAGGATGTGGACCTGCTTTTCAACATGGTCCGCGAGCAACTGAAGCAAGTGAACAACGGGGCCGGAATCTTCTCGTTGGCCCATGCGCAAGATGAGGGGCAGGACCCAACCGAGCACACGGAGTACCGCCTTCAGCAGAGCAAGAACCCCGAGGACGACATTGTTTTCTCGCTCTCCGATCTCATGCGAGATTTCCACACCCTCGACGCGGCGCGAAAAGAGGTGGCTTCCGCAGATCGGGCCATTGCTTCCAAGGCTGCGGACAAGCGGGGGGCCGCTTCCCCATCAAAGCGTTCCGCTTTGGAGGGTGAGATCGCTTCACTGCAAGTGAACCTGGAATCCCTTGGCAGTAGTCTCACCGCCGGAGTGGACCCTGAGCGGAACAAGCTCGTTCAGTTGATCATTGCGTTGCAGTCCTCGGACACGATCCGTAAGACCTCGCTTTCGATGCCCGACGCCCCGACTTCTTCGGCATGGCTTGACCTGCTCTCTGAGCGGAAGAACGCGATGCACACGGCCGTGTCGGGGCACTACCGCTATTACTCGGCCTCCCACCCTGACCCGAACCAGCAGGGGCAGTCCACCGTCGTGTGGGATGAGGGTTCAGGGTCCAATGTTACAGAGACGGACGCCACCGTGGCGAGCACCGACACTCTGGCGGCACCCGAGCCCACAACCCCCGTTTCGGCGAAGGACGTGCGGCAGTTTGGCGCGGGCGACCTGACCGACCCCAAGGTGCTGGCGGAGAAGAGGGCCGCGGCGAGGAAACGCGGCGCGAGGAGGAACAAGGCGGACCACAAGAAAATCGCGGATCGCATGGAGCAGATCACAGGTGTGGATGGGCTTTCGACGTTTCTCCACTCCGCGGCCCAGGTGGAGTCGAGCGGCTTTCGCAGTGGCTCCTATGCGGCGAACCGTACTGACACAGAGCGGATCGCTTCGACGCGCACCTTCTTGGGTCAGGAGGTTGCCTCGCAGCAGATGGTTCGCGGGTGCAATGTGGCTGTGCGCTCGACCTCTGCCAGCGCCAAGAGGTTCCAAGAGAAGTACGGCCGCCTGCCTGGGGTTGGAGAGGGTGCCGCGGGTTCAGGTACACGGCACAAGACGAACCCGCATTTGTACGATAGCGGGGGTCAGGTGCTCCCCGGCGCGTGCGACCGTTGGGGTTTCGGATCTGGGAGCTATTACGGGGTTTTCCCTTCCTCGGGTATGGGTGCTTTCCGTTCCAGCACCGGGAGTAAGTACGCGAACCTTCCTCCCGAAGCCATTTTCGATCCACTGATTGTACAGGCGATGCAGTACAACTACATGGCTACAACGTGCAAGGAGTGGTCGGGCAAAGCCGTTAACGGGATTATGACGTGGGGGGAGATGCGCCGCTCAATGGCCGCCCCCTCTACCATCGGTAAAGGAGAGTTTGGGACTCGCAAGACCGATCAGAGGTTTATCCGATCCCTCCAAACCAGCGGAGAGTTTAGTAGCGACGCTGAGGCTATCGCGTTCGCCAACACCCCGGTCGATTGTAAGGCTTTGCTGGATCGCAGCTTGGGGCGGATTGGCAAGTACGACAAGCTGCTGGACAAACTGCGGGATGGGAAGGATTTGGAGGTGTCCCCGAAGGAGAAGCCCACACCTCCCCCGCCCCCCGAGGTCGCCGATCCGGTGGCCCCGTCCATGAGCCGAGAGATTCAAAGGCTGCCTGCCCCCATGCCGGTTCTTGGTTTTGTGAGCGGCCCCTTGCCGAAGCCCGACGGAGTTACACGAAGCCCCGAAGCCCAGCTTGGGCAGATCGTTTGTGAACAGGGTCTCCGAATCCTCCAACCCGATCGTACGAAAAGGGTCCAGCCCACTTCCCAAATCCAGCAGTTCTCCTGGTCGGTCAGTGAGGCGCGGAAGAAGGTCGAGGTCATGGGGTTCTCGACTGAGCAGGGGGATTTTTCGCCCAAGGTTTTTGAGAAGCACCTGACTAAGTATCTGAGCAATCGCTTTGCGGTTGCGGCGGAGCAGAAGACCGCGGAGCTTCCCGCCGACGAGATCACGCCGCGCGTAATGATCGAGGAGGTCTACAACGAGATCCGAGACCTATTGAATACGGGTGCTGGATCGACCGCTGACAAGATCTTCGCTGACGTGGCCACTTTCGACTTCGACCCTGGCTCTCGGGCCTACCCGGTCTACGGTCGCGTCCAGGGTGCGTTTGTGGTCGAGGGCACGGAGATCGTCTCCCTGCCCTCTTTTGAGGATGTTGTGACGGGGTTGCCCGCGCCGCTTCTGATCAACGGGGAGACGCTTGCGGACGTATCTCAGACGACAACTCCAGTCGATTTTGGGGGGGTGACTCTTCAAGGAGTGGTCGAGGTCACTGGGGCGACCACGGCGGCGGAACCTATCTTGATCGACGGCACCATAGCGGACGCCAACTTGCTCACTCTTCAGGGGATGCGTAGGTACACCTCGCGTAAGAAAAAGACCGACAAGACTCAGCAGGCAGTGATCAACGACTACGTGAAGGCTGTCGTGGATCAGGTTGTGAAGGCGTACCGCACCGCGCGTGCGAGTGCCGGCTACACGAAAGGCCGAAAGCCCAAGGGGTACATCGACAGGATGCGCCCGGTGGTCGATGCCTTCAATCAGATCTCCTTCGACGTGACCCAGGTGAGCACCCCGATTGGCAAGGGCAAGGCCAAGACGACCAAGGGCAAGAGCGGGAAGGCTCATGTGGATGTGATGATGCCGGTGATCCCCATCTCCGATGGCGAAGGTTACGAGCACTTTGGGTCGTTCCGATACGGGCGAGGGTTGACCGTGGAGAAGGGCGGGTCCTTTGATCGGATTTCGGCAGAGAACAACCCACTTGCTGGCCTCACCGCGCCATCCGCCGAAGCCTTCCTGCAAGCGCTCACGTCGGTAACGAAGGCGACGCAGGCAAAGTCGGCCGAAGGCCAAGCTCTCAAGCAACAGCTTGAAGCGGCCACCCAATCCTTGATCATGGCTCAGTTGGAGCAGGAAGATTTCGACACGGACCCCGCGACTGATGCCGCGGCTGACGATGCGATTCGACTCCGCGCGGATAGGCTTGCGAAATTGAAACTCGTGATCGCAGAGCTTGCCGCTTCCAACCCGGATGCGGTAGGTGAGCTTGCCGCTTCCGCCGGCATCGACCCCGACGTTCTGGTTCAAGATGCGACCGGAGAGGACGTGTCTCTTTTTGCGGCACGGTTCTCCAACTTCCCCGCGATCTTGACCACCGAAAGCAACTTTTCCACGACGATCGTCAATGCCGCCTACAACCTCACCGACCTGTCGGCGCATCTTACCGACGAGGTGAATACCTCGTGCATCTGTCGGGGTTCCGACGCCTCAGTGTTGTTGTCGGCTTACGGTCGGTCGGATTTCATCTCCTTGGACGGCATTGACCCGAAGGGCGACCCGGCTACCGCCTGGGTTTCCGAGGGTATTCTAAGTCAGCTTCAGGATTTCCAATTCCAGAGGCAAGCGCTTCGGGGGCAGGTGCTTGAAACGGGAGGTTCCGATCTGTTCCAGAAATTCCGCAAGCTCAAGGACATGCGCAACAACTTCAAGAACGCGGGCTCGCAGCTTCGCCAGCTTGGGAGTCAATTCAAACGCACCGCTCAGTCGATCGGTGACATTCAACTTGGAGGTGGGTAATGGGTAACGACAAATGGAAGGGCGATCCGTTTTCGGCTGTCTCCAACCTGCCGGCTGGGACAGTTTGGTCGGACACGCACGTCAAGCGAGAGCTTGACGAACGCTCACCAACCCGAGGGGCTCGACAATGGGCCTTGGGCATCGCTCGCGTTGCGCAGGTGGACTACAACCTCCACACCGTCTCGCTTCAGATCTTGACGGGTGGGCTCAACACGGAGATCAAAGCCCCCATCCCGATCACGTATCCTGGCGGTGGGCCTCGTCACTTCCTCGGCGCGATGCCGACGGTTGGGGCCACCTGCGTCATCGGCTACCTGCCGACCCAACCGATGCGCAAGCCGGTGATCCTCTGCTGGGACATTGGCAACCCGTGGATGGGGCAAGACTGGATCCCAACGCAGGAACACCTGCCGACGGAATTCGACATGAACCCTCGGAAAGAGGCGGAGTATGAGGGACTCACGCATCGGACCCGCCACAAGCTCCGCCACATGGTCCCCGGGAACATCGTGGCCTCCTCCGCCCAAGGTGCGGATCTGATCCTCGATGAGAGCGCGACGCTCATGGACCGCCGAGGCGATGAGATTCGCTTGCGCGATCAGGACTCCTCGATCGTGTTCCGGTCCCTCCAGCAGTTTCACGCCACAGGAGGCACCCGCTCGTATGTCGGCATGGTGCAGCGCGATGCGACCTTCTTGCTCAGCAACATGGTCAGCGATGGTCTGCTTTGGGACGGCCTGAATCAGACGGAGGACGGAGTGCCTCGTGGGCCCGGTGAGTTCGTGGACTCGGCCTCTCGTCCGGCTGGTGCGCTCAACCCTCACCGTGCCTTCTTCCGCACGGACCCCACCTTCCCCTTCGCGGACTCGTCACTATCGATCCAAGCGAGCGTTGACCCTTACGATTTTCTTCGCAAGGGCCTCTTCATCGGGGACAACGGGATCGTCCTCGACCCCTCGCTCACGATCCCTGACGCCGAGTACAACGGCAAACCGATCTTTCGCGTGTCGGTGGACCCGAACGCGGACTCCCCTGACAGCCTGCCTGCCAACGCGACGATCCAGAACGGAGCGGAGAGCGAGACTCTCACCGAGCATCGGATCGAGGTCAACCACACCTGGGATGGCTCTCTCCCGGTCACGGAACAGACCGACGGCTTCGACGCCGACCGTCTGCCGACGAGCAACGGCGAGGAGAACGACGTGCTCGGCGGCGGGGACAAGCCCTTCATCGAGTGGGTGCTTGGGTCCTACGTGGGCAACGACCCCTATTCAGAGAAGGGGCGCAAGCTCTACGCCCAACCCATCGTCCCGCAGATCCTTGCCGACGATGGCAGCGTGTCCGCCGCGCTCATTTCCGGCGTCGGGCGCGACATGAATACTCACGCCGCGACGATGTTCCGGTTGGAGCCGCCGCTGCGAACCGATTTCTCGCCAACGTGGCACTCGTTCACGAAGGACGGTCGGTTCAAGAGCTTCGTTTCCGGCCCGCGGGACCAGAACAGCATTGAGGTTTCGACGGCCGGAGGCATTCTCGTCAAAGCGGGTGGTGCCCTCGACCTCCGCACGGGCTCGCCGCTCAAGATCCAGGCCCCCTCGGGAGACGACGAGGAGAACATGGGCTTCTGCTTCGACTCGCCGACTGGGGCCATCTGCCTCACAGCGGGCGGAGCAACCACGAGGGGCAGCTTCACGGCGCGGACCAACCCTGACGCCCTGGACGAGCTACAGCTTCCGGGGCTCATCCTAGAGGCCCCCACGTCGTCCGTGTGGGTGACGGCTGGGCGGACCATAATGCTCGCTGCGGCTGACCAGATCCAGCTTGTGAACGCGAACGAGGTCAAGATCTCGCCGCGGAACAACGTCCAAATTCTCAGCGACAAGATCTCGCAGCAGTGCACGACTCTGGATCGGACCGTCACGGGTCAGGAAAGCACGTTCTACTCAGGGCCCAAGAATTTCCTGCCCACGAATCTCCCTCTCCGTCGCGTGACGGTGGGTGGCACCCCGCTGACCGGGCATATTGGTGGCGACACCGACGTGTACAAGATGCTCCTCGGCAACCGTGTCGAGACCATCGTGATCGGAGGGCACACGACCCGCGTGCTGGTCGGAAACATGGAGTATTCGACCGGCATCGGCACCCACACTGTCCGTACCGGGACAAATCAAACCATCCATGACCCGGTTGGGGGCATCACGTCTACGGCTACGACGGGTAGCATAACGATGACTGCGAACCTCGCCGCGACTGTTCGCGGAAACGCGGCTGTCACGATCAGTGCAGCCGGACCTGCCGTGGTCAGCGGCAAACCCTCCGTCGTATTGGGCGGAGTTGGAAAGGTTGGGCAGATCCTTTCCAGTGTTGACCTCGACCCTCTTTCCGGCCTCCCTTACGCAGCCATCTTCGGCCCCGGCGCAGGCTCCACCGGACACCTCCTCGGACCCGCACTCCCGTAATGGCACTCTCCGCCGCACTTCTGATTGGCGCGCTCAACGGCGCAGGGCAGGCATTCATGCCGGGCTCGACGCAATTTCCGAAGATCGCCACCGCGGTGGGAACGGCGGTCAAGAAATGGATTTCGACTGTGACCGTTCAGGGGATCACGGCGGGGCAGGCTGGAGCGGGCACCGTCCAGGGCAAGATGATCTTCGTCCCCGCCCAACAGGTACTCGGCGGGCTGTCTTCCGCAGGCTTTGTCGGGCCGACCGCTCCCAAAATGGGTGCCGCGGTTCAATCAGCGATGGATGGCTACGTCAGCGCTTCGACACAGTATGCCGGGGTTTCGGCCGGGGTCGCCACGGGCACAGACGTGAGCAAGGTGTCCAAGGCCACCCCCGGAGCGATTGCTGTCCCCGGCACACTCGCCTTCTACATTTACACCTCTCTCACAGCACAAGCTGTGACTGGCCCTAAGACGCCCCTTCTCGCCCAAGGGCTTGCCAACGGAATTGCACTTTTCGTTGCCACTGGCACAGGAGTCGGCGGTGTCGTTCCTGTAACCCCCGCTCCCGCCCCCGCTGCGGGCACCTCCATCTCTGCGATGTTCTGACATGGGTTTTGATCTCTCAGGCTTTGTTCTTCGACCGATCCGTACTGCGCCAGCCAACGCGCTGACGACGGACGAGGCGGTCAATGGTGTGGCAACAGATTTCAAGCCGCTCCCCGAGGACTACACCATTCAGTCGAATGTGCCCGACCTCGTGGATGTGGCAGCGGAGCAGTACCGCGCCTCGACCCTGTATCGCACTGAAGATGGGCAGACCGAGTACATCCTTTGGGCCGCCAATACATCGAACACCTACGTCCGAGAGGGCCTCGCCGTTGAGGTAGGGAACCCCGAGAGCCAAGATGCGGCCGGCTCCAAAGTGGTGGTCGTGCTCTCGGGTTCCGAGAGCGTCTATGACGACAATGCGGGCGAGCCTGTCGTCCGTGAGGACGGGTCGATCCGATTCTCCGTCCGAGACGTGGCGGGTCAGAGTGTCTCGTCGGTCAGCAGTATCCTTGTCCGTCGAGGCGATGACGGGAGCGAGATCAGTTTCACGTCGAACGATCTGTCGTTCAACCCTACAACGGGCATCGCTGCGCTCACCAACTCCACGAAGATCGGGCAGGCGGTGGCGAGCGCCGTCTCCCTTTCGGGCGGCATCTCCAAGCTGCGCGGGGACAAGATCACGGTGGTCTACTACACCTTGGCCTCCGTGCGTTTCTGGTGGTCGAGGAACGACCGCTACGAGACCCGGTTCCAATGGGATGGTCTGAACGAGCGATGGGCACCGCTTCGCGGCGGGGCACCTCGCAACCTTGGACGGCTCCTGCCCGATAGTGCCTACGTCCTGAGCCCGAATCCGAACGCCCAGATCGGATCCTACCTGACGGGCAACAGCGATGACCCCGACGACTATTGCATGGTGCGTCTTGGAGTGCGGCCGGACGCCGCCTCCGTGCCCGTCGCCGAGCCTGTTGCGCCCTCCGGCTTCGGCGGGATTCTCGTGGTCACGGACGAGGAAGCCGAAGAGGAGTACGATTTCCTGACCCTCGCCCCAACGGCCTCCGCAGTCATGGGGCAGGCGACCGGCACACTCCAGTGGAACCCGGCCTTCTTGGACGAGTACGCGGGGCAGGTCGTTTGGTACAGCTACCGCTCGTTCGGCACGGCGAACGAGTCTGTTTCGCTTGGGGGACTGGAGGGCGCCGACCTGGAGCCGCTGTTCCTCGCGCCGATCCCCGCTCCGACCGAGTACCCCTTCATCCGTATCGGCAACCGCAACCCCCTGGAAGCGGTGTTGGTTGACACCGACGCCCTGTTGTTCGTGAAGACGATCGAAGAAGGGCAAGTGGGCTTGTCGCTCTCGACTGGTCGTCTGAAGTTCAGCGCCGCGGACATTGCGAAATCGGACCCGGAGAGCGCCACGTTCAACGCCTCCTACTTGGGCTCTGTCGTGTTCTACACAGGCATCGCCATGACCCCGGTGCCCGTCGAAATGCGCGCTCCAGTGCGTCTCGTGGGCTCCTCGGGCACACCCTCGGACGTGTCGGAGGACAAGAAGCAAATCCTCTACGTCCCCGACGCCATTCCCCTCCCCTCGCCGGGGATCTCGGGGGTTCAACACATCCCTGACCGCACGGGCGGCATCCCCGATCCGAGCATCGACCCGAGCATCCGCGCTAATGGGTCGAACCTCATCCGTGAGGTGCGGGGCGATTGGGATCTGATCCTGTTCTCTGACGACGGGCGGGTGTTTCGTCGCGTCATTGTCGTTGACGACGACGAGGAAATCCCTCGCTTCCCCTTCCGACGAGCGAAGGGCGACGCCTACCTCAACCTCAATCTCGGCTCCGGCGGCTCTGCCGTCAAGATCGGCAAGGACGACCGCAAGCGATTCCAAGGCCAGAAGCTCTGGTTCCGGCAGTCCGCGGTTCAACCGGCCGTGTATGCACCCGACGCCCGCATTTACTCCCGTGTTCGGGACAACGTGACCCTCCTTGGCACCGAGACCTTCCGCTTCGCGGTCAACGGCACTGAGTACGCGTGGGACGCTGCTTCGGATTTCGGAGGGGTCGCAACCTCGGCCGGGGGCACCTTTACCGTTGCCGAAATCGCCACGTCCCTCGCTGCTGCTTCGGACCCCGATGTGATCAAGGTGCGTGCGGCTCGGCTCGTGATCCAGAGCCCCGATGTGATCAACGGCGCCCATGTCGGGTCGGTTGAGATCGGATTCGGCCCCGACAGCGCCGAGACTCCGGTGGACCCCACCGGCACCTCAGCGTTGGGCTTCCTCCCAGCGTGGCGTGTCGTTGTGGACCTTCAGGACCCCTCCAATGACCGCCGCTGGCTCCCCGACTCGGGGATCCATGTCGGCATCCGGCGGAGTCCTTTGAATCTCGATGGTACGCAGGACATTCCTGACGTGAAGCACCGGGCCGCGATCTCGGATGTTCCACTGTCCGAGGACATTCCCGGCAACACGGTTGTCCTTCTCGACAAGATTCCGCTGGAGGACGAGCCCGGCTACGACGAGGACGTGTTCTTCCGCCTGGAGGCTGGACTGTCTCAGAAGAATCTTGAGCACTACGACGAGGTGCTTCACGAGTTTGGGTTGGGCCGCTTCATGTGGATCGACCAAGAGACCACCTTCCAATTGATCGAGCAGCCGGTCTTGGACCTGAACCTCGGCAAGCAGAGTGTCGTCCCCGACTCCTTCCGCCTTCCCGGTAAGGGCTTGTTTGTCTCCGCCTTTGGCGGACCCTTTGAACAACAAGCGCTTGGCACCGACTTCCTGCTCCCCTTTGCCGGGGCTCCAGGTTCCGCGAAGCTGATCGAGGTCATCAGTGGTCGCTCGACTCTCGGCGCGCTCGGGCAATTCACCGCCGGTCTCACGACCTTCCGTGACCCGGGGGCTGACACCGATTTCGTTGCTCTCGGGGCGGGCGTTGGCTACCAACTGAAGATCACGACCGGGGACGCGCAAGGCACGTACATCGTGACGGCCGCGCCCACGGATCCGAAGGAGCTACAGATCACACCTGCCTTCCCGCGGACGGGCAACCGCGAGTCTTGGGAGCTTTACGAGGGTGTAGACAAGGAGACGAACGACCTATCGATCGTCGCCAGCGAGATCTTCACCGAATTCAATCATCTGCCGGAGGAGCCTTTCAAGATTCGTGTGCTCTCTCCACTCGGACCTCTTCCCGCCGATGCTGCGTCTCAGGACGCCGGCCGTCTTGTTGGCGTGTTTGGCGATGCACTCGCCAATTCCCGTCCGATCAGTATCCGATTCGGACTCCCTCCGGGGAGCCCCGAGGCTTCACTTGTGAGGTTGGGCCAGGAGTTCCTCGGTTCCCTTCAAAATGCGTTGGTCGTGCCGACCCCGACTGACGAGCGCTTCGTGAACGAGTCCTTCTCGATCAGGGTGGGGACCAAGACCTACACGTTTGCCGATGGCAACATCGTGAAAGTGCCCGGCGTGCTCACCATAGGGCTCGCGGGGGACATTATCGAGGTGCAGGACATTTCGGGCATCTTGAATTTCGGATCCGAGGTGTTCACCCAGTTCCAAGGCGCCGACGTGTACTACGTCGAGGGGTTCTCCGACCCCGACCTTGCCCCCACCGACCTCCCTCCGGGCACGGTCGAATACCGTGCGGATGATGGTGTGTTGAACTTCAACGGCACCGACCTTGCGACCTACGCAGGGATGGAGACCCACCTTGTCGAGCAGATGGTCACGGAGGCCGGGCTCGACGTGGCCCTCAACCCGCTCAATGGCTCTTTCCTATTCACGAAGCCGCTCCGTGAGCAGCAGATCGTGGAGGTCGAGTATTTTCAGGCAGCGCAAGGCACAGGTGAGCAGCTTCTTGTCCCTGACCCGAATTTCATCGCTCTCCAGGCAGGCGACGAGGCCCCTCTCGTCCCGGTCGAGGTGGTTGAGGTACTTCCCCTGTTCGTGCGGCAAGAGGTCGCTACGAAGCCGGAGGTTCCGCCAAACTCCATCGTCCCGCAGGATTTCAAGAGGGTGTGGCGGTTCAACCCCACCGAACGCACTGTCCGCGACGATATTGAGCCGCAGGTCTACATCAACAACAACCTGTGCAACGTGGGAGGCTCCGCGTCTCCCGTCTGCACCTTCGACTACGTGAACAGCCGCATCCTGTTCCAAGAGACACAGCCCGATGACGCTGACGTTCTGATCACCTACTCGGTGAACGAGGCTTTTGGTGGTGAGGCTTCGTACACCGTCTCGACCTTCCCGGTGTACCGGCCCCCATTCTTCATCGAAGCGAACAAGACCGAATTCGTCTTGGAGTCCGACCGCACCGACGATGTGGTGCCCGGCAAGATCATGCGGGTCGGGGCTGCCCCGCTCTACATTACGGGTTCGACCTTCGACGGCGAAAACACCACCGTTGAATTCTTCCCCGAGACTGAAACCGAGATCGGTAGCCGCGCCCCCGGCAACGACACGCTGTCGCTGCTGTCGGACAGGCCCATCGTCAAGGCCCACAACCCTGCGGCCGGCGACGGTTACTGGCGTGTGATCGACGTGCCTTACGAGCCCGTGAACAAGGGCTTCACCTCGATCACCTTCTCAGGTGATCTTACGGCGCTCGCGGTCCCGGGCTATCTGCTGGAGATGGCGGGATATCCCTTCATCGTCTCCGGGTCGAGTCTCACGGAAGATGGTCTGCGGACCGTCATCAATATGACGACGCCTTCTCCAACCGGGTTCTTCTCCGGTCAGGACGAGGCACGTCTTTCGATCCGTCCCGTGTACCCCCCGAGCCCGGCCCTCTTCGTCGGAGTGGGCGCGGTCCTTCCTGAAGAGGAGTTTGAGGCGGTTCTATTTGGGGAGAAGGATACGGAAGGCAACGACGCTCCTGGTCGCACCCTTCGACTCACCCTCGACTACGCCCTCGACTTCAACACGGGGGCTATTGAGTTCCTCGCGCCGACGCAGGCTCCTCTTGGGCCGCTTCAGACGCTCTATTTTAGGCGTACTCAGGTCGATGTGTTGGCGCCTTTCATCGCGGACAACGCCATCGTTAACCCGCGATTCCTCGCACGCTTCGTCCACGCTATCGCCCCCTCTGAGGACAATGGGCTTCGCGGCAAGATCCTCCGCGCGAGCTATACCTACTCGGCCCCCGACACCTTCTACTGGCGCACCCTGCCTTTGACGGACTACATGGGTGAGATCGCCTCCGAAATCTCGGCGGATGTGGCGAACCAGCTTCCGAGCAACGGGGCCTCGCCGTCCATCCCGCCCGCGATCCGAAACGAGACCCAGGGAACACTTGGGCTTCGTGCGCAGATCGAGAGCCTCTACGATGAGGACCGGGCCGCTCGCGTCTTCATCGACTTTTACAACAACGTCGTGCTGGCCTTTGAGCAGGTACAGGAGACGATCAGCGGCGGGATCATTGGCGACCGCGACGGCAAATTCAAGTTCTTCGTTGGTCGTGGGATCAACATTCCGCCACCCGGCTACGAGGATGCCATCTCGGGGCGGGTGAATACGCGGAACATTTTCAGCGAGCTTTTCTTCGCCTACAACCACAAGCTGATCTTCTTGACCCGCGACCCCCTGGTCGAGCCTGACTCCGCCTCGTTGAACGTGGACAAGATCGAAGGTCGTTTCATGGACCCCGATTTCTTGGGGGAGCTTGCTCGCCAACAACGGGAGTTCGCTCAGAACGACATTGACGATCTGGTACTGGTCAAGCGGAATCGGATCCGCATCGTCAGCCTGATCCCCTTCCGTATCGAGGCGACAGGACGGTACGAGCGGCTCGGAGACCCCAACCGTTTCTCCCGTCTGTTCCCGCAACGCGCCGAAGCCTTCTTCTTGACCGCACCGGGCATCGGCTCGGACCTGGATGCCACCCCGGTTGAACCCGGCGTCTACGCCTTCCGTAAGCGCGTGAGCCGTCTGTCTTTCAAGGGTGGCCTTCAGTTGCCCAAGCGTGCGTCCACGTTCCGCAAGACGATTGCCGAGGTATCCAACCCGGTCCTCGGCTCCCTGGAGGGCATCAGTCGCTTTACGCTCCGTGAGCGGCTCCCCCGAGCCCGTGTGTTCCGTTACTCGGAGACAGGCTTCCCTGAGCTTGACGATGACCTCAACGCGGCCGGGTTTGACAACTTCACGGACAACCCTCGACCGGCGGTCATCGCTTCCATCCTTCCGCTCCACGAATTCCCTCTGCGCGCAGATGGGATGCCTGATATCAAACAACTGATCGCACAGGGGGGTGGTCTTCCCGACCTCACGACTGGCGACGCGGACCTAGTGACGCCCCCCTTTGAGGGCATCGTGACGGACAATGGCAGCTATCCGATGCTCGCCTTCGGCCGTCCGAACGGGGACATTATTGACGTTGGGATCACGGATACCCTCGACATAGCGTTCTTGACCTTCTCGTCCCCCGTGTTCAAGAAAATGTTCGTGGGCGAGGTCATGCTGGGGTGTGTGATCACCTTCTCGGATGACAAGGGCGAGGTGGTCACGGAGGCCGGCGACGTGATTCAGCTTGGCGAGGAGCCCGAGGACGGGGAACCGCTCGTTCTCTCTCGCGGGGACACCATCTTCGTCACTCCGCCTGACGTGGACCTGGAGCCTGCGGACCCGCCAGACAACGAGACGACGGCTGTGAGCGCGGAGGGGTTGCCCGGCTACCGTATTGGCTTCGACGTGAAGCTCGATCGCGGCGATGGGGAGGTCGTGGACATTACCTTCCCATCCTTCAAGGACCCGAGCATCTTCGGGCTCAAGGAAATGTTCGGCCAGAAACCGCCGAAGCCTCTCGACCACATGGAGGCGGATGTGTCGTTCCGCAACTCCCTCGTTTCTCCAGCACCGCTCCCCGCGCTCTTGGGCCAGCCGCTCAACGACTCGGGCGACTACACCTTGCCGTACCTCGTCGCAGGCAACACTGAGATCGACCGGCTCGGTGAAGTCGCCAGGGCGTTTGATCTTCTTCTCGCGCTCGATACCCCGAACCCTTCAGCGGTGTACCCCGATGAGGTTCTTGGGAACGATGGCGCGGTGATCGGCACCTACGTCGATGGGGGCCTCCAGGCGGGCGCTTTGATCACGACACAGGACGCGACCCCGGTGCTTACGGCAGGAGGGGCCTACACCCCGCACTCCGGCATTGGCGACGTAGAGAGCTTCGATTTCCTATTCATCCAGACCGGACAGGCTGGGATCCTGCCGGACGCCCAGGGGATGCTGTCGGTTGGGTCGGTCGAAAGCGACGGCGTGACGAGTGTGATCGAGCCTCCCCGGTTTGTTACTCCGACCGGACCGGCCACACGGTTCCGCTACGTTTTCAACAACGCGCTCTCGTACATTCTCCAGCCGGCCACTCCCGCCCCTCCTGGCATGAGGGTCCAGCGAATCGGCACGGACACCATTTTCGACTGCACCTCGATCTCTCCGGGGTTCCTCGTGTTCAACGATGGCACCGCACCTCCCTCCGTGACAGGCGGGCTCAACGACATTATCAATCCCCCTGACGCCGGCTTTGCGTACCCCGCTAACGGCAACGTGATCCGCATCCATCTGTGGACCGCAGACGACGGAGTGAACCCGGTCACGTTCCTCCAGACGATCACGATTGCGATGAACGGCGCCCTCGCCCCCACCGTGGACGGCGACCTGGGCACTCCTGTTATCGGGCCTGGAGGCGTAACCTTCGACCAACAGGTGCTCACCATCGACTCGGCTGCTTTCGTCACGCTGGGTGCTGGCGGCCTTCCTCTTGACCCGACCAACCCCCCGTACACCGTGCCGCTTTGGTTCACCATCGACGTGGACACGAGTGCGGCTGGCGGTGCCGGCGTGGGGGGTGCTTCCTTCACTGGGCACATTGACAGGGATCGGTTGAGCTTTGTCGAGAGCTACGATCTACGCTCCGTTCGGAGCCGTAACGATGGTCCCGTGGATGCCGTTTCGGTCGTCAGCGAGCTTTCGGTAACGGCCGTCTCGGGGCCCGGCGGCGCCGAAGACATCACTGTGAATGCTCCTGTGGAGGTGAATGGTGGTGCACCCTTCACTTGGAATGACCGAGCCAATATCTTCCCGTTCACCGGGGGAGAATTCGACTTCACCTTGGGCGAGGGACGCATCAAGGTCATGGCCTTTGAGGGACATGGCAACGTCGAGATCGAAGCCGCCGAACCCCTCATTTTCTCAGCGCTGCCCTCCAGTCTCTCCGACGAGAACGGTGTGATCGCAACGGGTAGCGGGTTGTGCGAAGGAGGTCTCACGGATTTCGACAACCGCCTCCAAACGAGCATCGTGGGGATCACCGGAGGAAGTCTGGATAACGTCGAACCGGGGGACGTTTGCCATATCACCCGTGCAGCGGACCCTTCGGCACACGCCACGGCGAAGGCCGGCACGTATCTCGTCAAGCACGCGATCCAGCCCGACCCTGCATCGTCTCTGAAAGAGTTCGCGTTCAGGGCCAAGACTCTGCCGATGAATTCGACGGCGAGCTTCATCGCCTTCACCTTCCCGAAGATCACTGAATTCCAAGCACTTGCTTTCAAGATCTTCGTGGACGTGGCGGAGCTTTCCAATGGGGATCCCATGTGGCTACCCCCCGCAGCCGGCACGCGCATTTACGTGCTCCCCGACCTCGGGGATATCACGAAGGTCATCTCCGTCGAGTACACCTTCTACGATGCCGCCGCTGGCGAGTTCCACTTTGACCCCTTGACGATCGAGGATGCGGACGGCGGCGGACTCGGCATCGCGGACCTGCTCAACGCAGCGCAGGTGGGGGCGTACGTCTCTGGCTTCTCCTTCGCTGAAGTCCGCCCCGACCGCGGGACCGGCCAGCCTCGGAACCTTGTGGGCTGGAGGCAGCAAGGGGCTGTCCCGTCTCACGCTGCCTATGGTTTCAAGTTCGTCTCCCTCTTCAACCCGAAGCTGGATCCGCCGGCCATCTCTGGAGAATTCCCAGGCGGAACCAAGACGTTTGATTTTGCCGCGGCGCTTGACGGACCCATCTTGGAGAGCGCGGGGGATCCTCTCGCTGACGAGATTCGGATCATCGACGCAACGCCGATTGCAAATACGACCTTCGATCCCGACCCTGATGCCGTGGTCTACGAGAGCGTGCCGGGACGCTTTGCGTTCAACCTCAGTCAACCGAATTGGGATGACATTCACGGCAACACCGCAGGTGCCTCCGAGGTCAACTGTCTGTTCCCCAGCGACGAGATTATGACCGTGGATGGCTCAGGTGGCGGGGCCATTTCCGGGGCTCCTCCGGGGTTCAGCGCCCAGGCCGGTGTGTTTTTTGAGCCGTCGGTCCCGCGACCCACTCTGGACCTCGCAACAGGTGGGGCGAAGGTCGTGGACGCCACGCACTCCCTGGCAGCCGGCCAGATTGGCATGCGGCCCAGCGGCGCTTTCGGAATCGTGGTTTCGCCCGAGTTTGTGACCTTTGCGGTCCGGCGTCCGCGTCGCTACCACGTCGCACAGGACAACATCGGCGAACTACTTACGCCGCTTCGGTTCGCCTACGAGATTCGCAAGGGCACGATTGACGCCTTCGGCCCCGACACCCTCCCCCCGCAGAACGAGGAGTGGCCTTACGTGATCGAGGCGGCAGGCGCGACGCAGCTTGGCGCATTTGACGACGAGGACGTGAACGTCAACCCCGGGGATTTCTTCCGCCTGCTCGATGCGAATGGCACGGTGGAGCAAGAGGTTGAGATCGGGGCGGTGGTGGATTCGACGCGACTCGCCCTCAAGGCCCCAGGGCTGTTTCCTGTTGTGGGTGGCTTCGCCGGTCGGTCCTTTGAGATCTACCTGCGCAAACCTCCGGTTCCGCATCTCCAGTCGAACCAACAGCTTCTCGACCTGCTCACCGACGAGGTGGTGTTGGAGCGGACTGCGGACTACTCGATGCAGGATGGCGGCTGGGTTCCTACCGAGTCGGACCCGCAGGCTCCCCGTCGCCTCAAGGACACGGACACCTCGATCAACTTCGCGGCAATCGTGCAGGAGGGGGACATTGTGATCATCGACCCCGCAGGCGATGTAGAGGGCCCCGGCGGGCTTCCGGCGACAGGGCAGGAGCGAGGCACCCGGCCTTTCGGGGACCGCTCTGTGCCCACACGGCTCGTTGCACAGCCGGGTCAAGAGGTGCCCTACCTTGCGGGCGGGCCTGCCGAGCTTGACGACAACCGTGGCTGGTATCGTGTCTCCACCGTCTCGACAACGGACGTGGAGGTCGAGGCGAATAACGTCTACGCAGGCCCCGCTGGGGGACCTGTCACTTTCGGCACTGACGCCGAATACGCGGTCTACCCGACGATCACAGGGTCCACCGCGCACTTTGCCGACCCGCCCGGATTCGGAAACGAGGGGCAGAATGACCTTCGACCGACCGGCTTTGCAGGGGAGTTCGGCTCACCTCCCGACTCGTACCAGGGCAACCTGTTCTCTATCGGACCCTTCAGCTATCGGATCATTCGACCCTCGGCCCTGTTTTCAGACGAGGCGGTGGACCTGATTCTGATGATGCGCGAGCGGATGTTGAGCTTCGTTGAGGAATTCGATTCGCTGCTCACAGG